AGATAAACAAATACATTATTATAACTAATTGATTATCAACAAGTTATAAAAAATACCCTAAAATAGTTGAAAATTAGATAAAAAAGTCGTATCTTTGACTATAAACATTAAACTCTAAGATATGAAGATTTTATCCATTATTGGTATTATATTGTTATGTGCATGCAATAAAGAAGTTACTACACCAATACCACCACAACATTCAGTTTTCTTTTCAATAGATTCAGTATTAAATAGGACAGGTTCAAATTCACTTACTTTGGATAAGAATGGATTTTATCATATGATTATTGATACAATGTCTTTCCAAAACTTAGCTCGTATAACAGGTACATTTTTAGTAGATGGTAAACCAAATAAAATACCATCGCCGGTCGATGAACAAATATTATGGAGTAGTGACCATTATTGGGTATTAAGTGCAGGTGATACCGTTGCACAATTAGTAAAAACTTATTTTAATACTTTTACCGGTAAATTAATGACAGTTAATCTTAAACCATTAATTTCATATCAATCATATTTAGTTCCTACAATAAATCCTGTTTCATATTCGGATAGAAGTAATGGTGAGGTTAATACAATGTTTGCCCCGGTTTCGGCAATGAAAGGAGATACTATTACAATTACAGGTAAGGCAAAATATACCATAGAGATACCAAATTCAAAATTATTTTCAGATGTTAAAATTGATTCAATTCAGAAATCAATCCGAATTATTTGTGATTAAAGAAAAAATTTGTATATTTGAGTTATGATAACAATGCCACAAACACCAATTACCGACCACTCATTTAAGAAGTGGGGAGCAATAAAAATAGAGGAAAGTGATGAAGAGTCAGAATTTTATTATTGGATATTACCACTACCAAAAGAAGATGATGATGTTAGTGATAGACCTACACTTATATCAATAGCAAACGATGAATGGAAAACAATGGATATTAATGAGGGTGAATATTTAATGACCCTTTTTGATAATTTACCAATGTTAGAAACCGAAGAAGAAGTAGAATTATTATATAAAATCTTAACAAAAGAAAATCTAACAAAATGAAAAAAACAGATGTAGAATTACAGCAAAACTATGATAAGTTTATTGCTATTATTAAAAAGTATTTTACCGGAGAAAGATTAGACAAATTATTGTTTATGTATTCCGAAGATGAATTGGGTGGTAATTTAATGGTATCACCTGCAAGTGGTAACACTGGTTATCACAATGCATATGAGGGTGGATATATTGACCATATCTTTAATGTATGTAAAAATGCGTTAAAGATGAAAGAATTATTTATTGCACAAGGTGGTACACAAGATTTCACAGATGAGGAATTAATATTTTGTGCAATACACCATGATTTGGGTAAATTAGGTACTAAAGAGGAATTGCATTATGTTCCAAATGATAGTAAATGGCATATTGAGAATAAAGGTGATGTGTATAAAAGAAATACTAAGAATCAATATATGACAATTACAGATAGAACATTCTTTACTTTACAACACTATGGTATTGTAATTAATGAGAATGAATATTTTGGTATTAAGTTGACCGATGGTATGTATGATGAAGATAACCAAAAGTATCTTAAAACTTTCAATAAAGATAATGTACTTAAATCATCTATTGCAAAAATAATGCATTGGGCAGACCATATGAGTACGGTTATTGAGCAATCACATAATAAGTCAGAAAAATCTGACACATTTACGTTCAATGTTGGAAAATTCTAACAAATTGTCAGTTCAATCCCAATGGTACGGATATTGTATTATATAGAGTATTATTAACAAAACAAAAACATTAAATTATGTATTTAGTAGATTACAACAAATTAGTTGAAAATTGGTTTGCAGATGATTACAGCCAAAATTGGAAAACAACAACAGGTACTAAAACCACTTACAAAACATCAACACAAAGAGTAGCAATTGACATTACAGATGATGTATTGGAGATTGGGTTATTAGTTCCAGGACATTCAGCAGACACATTAACATTAGATTATGAGTCTGATAAAATTAGAGTTAAATCTAAAGCAAACGATGATGAAGATACCAAACCTTCTAAAATTCAAAATGAGTTAATTCAAACAATTGATGAGACATTAACTATTGGAAAAGATTGGGATGGTGCAAAGGCGGAAGCCACAATTACAAACGGCGTTCTTTATATATCTATTCCAAAATTTGAAGAGAGAAAGCCAAAAAAACTATCCATTAAAGTTGGTTAGTTCAGTTATATTTCGTATATTTGAAGGGTAGTCTAAACAACTACCCTTTTTTTATGAGCGAATATTCACAAATACTTCCGTTAAGAACAGACATGAAAGTAGTAGACCAATTTGGGTTTCTACCATTATCAATTAATAGACCAACAAAAGAAAGCAAAAACAAATGGAAAGATGCTTATCTTAATGATGGTAAAAACGAAGAACGTAGAGGTAACACTGGTTGGCTGCCACATTATGCATTTTCAGAATTTCACGCCGGTTTAGCAGAAAACATTTTAAAGTTTTGGTCTATGAAAGGTAGTAGAGTTGTAGACCCATTTGCTGGTAGAGTGACCAGAGCATATGTTGCAACAAAGTTAGGTAGAGAGTACACAGGGTTCGAAATTTCCCCTAAAACTTACGAAAGGATACATGAACACTTTACTGGGTTTGGTATGAAAACTCCCGTTATAAATGGTGATGGTACATTAATGGAAGAAATCGAAGATAAGTATGCAGATTTAATTATGACCTGTCCACCTTATTTTGATTTAGAAAAATATGAATCAGTACCTAATCAATTATCAGATGAATCAAATTATGAAATGTTTATGAATAAAATTGATTTGTGTGTAGGTAATTGTTATAGAGTATTAAAGAGTGGTGCATTTGCATGTTGGGTTGTAGGTGATATTCGTAGTAAAGGTAAATTCTTAAACTTTCACGGTGATGTTATCAATTCCTTTAAGAAGCACGGATTTTTACAACACGATATAGTTATACTAGAAAATATTTCACCATTTGCAGCATTACAGATTGGTAAAACTGCAGCAAATCGTTACACATCAAAAGTACATGAATATCTATTAGTGTTTAGAAAACCTGGAGAATATGAAATTCCAGATTATGTAACACCAGATGAATTAGAACAAGAAACAAAATTAGCAGAATTTTTTAGTTAATGAATTTAAGTAATTACGATACTATATATTTTAACGGATGTTCGTTTACCGAAGGTGGTGGATTTGAAGCAGGTAAGGTATGGATTAAAAATGCATATAAACAAAAATATGGATTTGAATATATTAACGAACAAGAAGTATGTTATCCTACCATAGTTCAAACTTTATTACCCAATTTAAAGGTTATAAATGATGCAAAAAGTGGTAGTGGAACTGAACGTGTTATTAGACGTACTTGGGAATACATTTTTAAAAATGGATTAGATAAAAGTAAAAAAACAATATTCAGTTTAGAACTACCTGGTTCAATTTCTAGATTAGATTTATTTTCAAATGAAGAATACGAATATTTGGTTGGAAATATTGAATATAATGAAAAAGGAAAAGTAAACGATACACAAATTGTAGTAGATTGGATATATGGACCACCACTAAATGAAAATTATAGAAATGAAACAAGAAGAATTTTAAAAGAATATTCAGAAGCATTTATACATCCTGTTGAAAAAGAAAAACAGGTTGCATATTCTTTATTTGGATTAGCTAGTTTTATGATATTAAATGATATTCAATTTTATTTTAGTGGAGATACTAGCTATACACAATACCATTTAAATTTACAATATGATTATCCTAATTTTAATAACGAACATATTTTAAATCTAAAAATAGATAATAATTATTACAATAATATAGTAACTTTTGCAGATACAACAAAAACAAAAATATCAGATGAAGTTGGAGTAGATGTAACAACGGATCGTCATCCAGGTTTTCAGGCACATAAAGATTGGGCAAAGGCATTTGTGGATTTTTTACAAAATAAAGATAATTATAAAAAACAAATAATATGAGATACAAAGAACAAGTAAGAGACAATTTAAACAACATTGAAATTAGAGTTAATTATTTAAGACAAGCAACTGAGGGTAGTAAGCCTATTACTCCACAGGATGCTATTAAAATGATTGATGAAATTTTATATTCATTAACTAAAGTAAATGAATTAGTAGATTTAGAAAGAGAAGGATAATGAACTGGCTTAAATGGTTGGTTGGTATTTCGGCAATAATCATAGCTGGTTGTGCCGCTTTCTTTTCCGTAACGGGTTTAGGTGTTCTATTTAGTGGAGCATCTATATCCGTAATGGTTATGGCGGGTTCTTTGGAGTTCGCTAAATTAGTGTCTGCAACATATTTGAAGCAAGAATGGAGTACCCTTAAGGGGTTTAACAAATGGTATCTTACTTTAGCAATAGGATTATTAATGATAATCACTTCTGCTGGTATATTTGGTTATCTTTCTAACGCATTTCAACAACAAAATCTTAAATTGCAACAGGTAGATAGAGAAATTGCGATTTATACAACAAAAATACAGCAAAATTCAGCTCAAATTACACAACTTAACACTCAATTAACCAATTTATCCTCAACACAAGGTAAAATTTTGGATAATGGTAAGGTAAATAACCGACTTTTACGTTCAATTGATAACAAGGATAAGCAAAGTGCACAAATTAACAAAAAAATTAGTGATTTGCAAGATGAAAATGTTAAAAATAACGAAGAAATTAACAAAATTAAGGTTTCTAACTTAGATTTAGAGAAAGAAGTAGGTGGATTTCGATTTGTGGCCGAAGCTTTTGGTGTAGAATTGAAAAAAGTAGTAAAATTCTTCATATTTTTGATTGTAATAGTGTTTGACCCACTTGCGGTAGCACTTATTATTGCATTTAATGGGTTAATTGGTAAAAAAGAGGAAAAAAAATCAGTATTTCAAAAAGAATTGGAAGATTTTGTTGAAGGATATGATGAAAAAACATACGAAGTGTATGGTGATGGTAAAATTGATGAAAATACAATAAATACTAAATTAAATGAGGTATATGGTGATATAGAAGAGCGAAAAATCTATGATAGTGGAAAAAATTCACCAATTTTAGGAGAACATGAAGTTATAGAAGAAAAACCACTACCATACTACGAAGAACCTGATTTTGATTGGGAAAATAAAAACTTATGGATAAATAATCCAGCCGCAGTTAAGTATTGGATGCAAAATGGTAATTCTATTCACAAATACAATAAATTATATAGGGATCATTTAAAAGAATTAGATAATACCGATTCAACAACAAAAACATACTAAAATGGCACATAAAGAGCAAAAGGATTTTTGCGTTTCAGTTCAATCAAAGTTTCTAGATAAATTTAAAGGAGTTTCAGTATTGGATATTGGTTCTTTGGATATAAATGGTAATAATCGTTATTTATTTGAAGATTACACTTATGTTGGAATAGATTTAGGTGAAGGTAAAAATGTAGATGTAGTTAGTAGAGGACATGAATACAAAACGGATGAAAGATATGATGTTATTATATCTACTGAGTGTTTTGAGCATGATGAATATTGGGTTCAAACAATAAACAACATTATTCACCATTTAAAGAGTGGTGGATTATTTTTATTTACTTGTGCAACAGATGGTAGACCTGAACATGGGACTCGTAGAACATCTCCACAGGATGCACCATTTGTGGGAGATTATTATAGAAACTTAAATGAAGAAATAATGAAAGGTGAGATAGATTTTGATTCTATATTTAATGATTATAAATTTAGTAGTAGACAAAATCCATCAGATTTATATTTTTACGGAATTAAAAAATAATAAAATATGTATTCAGTTATAATACCCACAATGTGGAAAGCAAAAAGATTGGGTGAAACATTAAACGAATTATGTGAACATCCGTTAGTTGGTCAAATTATTTTGATTGATAATAGTGGTGGTGAGTTGGGATATGAAATCATACATCCTAAAATATATCATGTAATCGAAAAAGAAAACACGTATGTAACCGCAGCTTGGAATAAAGGTGTAAACATGGCAAAATATGATAAACTTCTAATTCTAAATGATGATATTTGGATGGATTGGAAAATATTAGATATATTAGAACCTCACGTTACTGAACAAAATGGATTAATTGGTTTAGATGAAACGGAATATAATATTGAACATTACGGACATGAGTTTGGATTAGAACCAATTGAAAGAAGAAATGGTGGTTGGGGTTGTGCAATCTTTGTTCATAAAGAAAACTATTCTCCAATACCAGAAGAAATGAAATTATGGGGACAAGATGATTGGTTATTTGTAAAAGCTAGAAATAGGAGAAAACAAAATTATAAATTAGTAGGATATACTATTTATGGTGAATTATCGGTTACAAACAATATTTTAGATGCAGATCCTAAAATACAAGAAATTAGAGAAAATGATTTAAGATTAAAAGATTATTATAACTTATATTAAGAATTATGTATTTACAAACACCTTACAAAATCAGTTACGATACACAAAAGTATCCATTTAGACAAATTGTTTCAAAAATGTTAGAAGTATGGGAGGGTGATACCATTCCATTAGAAGATTTACACACATTGGAACATTATGATTTATTTGTTAGAGAAAAAGACCAAGCAACGATTTGGCATAAAAGATATTACGAAAAATATAAAACCGAATTCTTACCTACTTACTTAGAATTAGTAAAAGAGCTTAAAGAAAGATTTGGTTATGATGAAGTTATTTATCAAGCTATACCAACATTTAGAGTTCAATTAGCAGAAGGTAATTTGGGAGTGGGTGAGTGGCATAAAGATAGAACTTACAATCATGGAGTGACAGAGGTTAATTTTTGGATGCCATTTGTAAATACCAACGAACAAAATACAATTTGGATGGAGAGTGTAGAAGATAAGGGTGATTACAAACCATATACTGTTAATTATGGTGAAATATTAGTATTTAGTGGTGCAAATTTATATCATGGTAATAAAAACAATGATAGTAGCCAAACAAGAGTATCAGTTGATTTTCGTTTAGTAGATCCAGCTAAATTTATACCAAATGAGGCAGGTTCAATTAATATGAAGGCAAAATTTGATATTGGTGGTTATTTTGAGAAATTATAGATATGCTAGATATAATATGTGTAGGTGGTTCAAACACATCATTTAGACGTCCTGAAAAAGCTAGGTTTAACGAAGGGTATTGTCCTGATGCAGATGTCGATAATGCTGGTACTGGTTCTTATCCTGAAGTAATACATAGACATTTTGGAAATAAAGTATATAATTTAGGGGTAGCAGGTAATTCCGTTCAAACTGCTGTATTATCTGTTATATCACTTGCAAATAAATTAATTAATAGTGGAAATAATAATTTTTCTATAATATTTAATTGTTCTGAGTTTTATAGACAATCTATGTATTTTTCAGATAAAATGTTAAAAATAAAAAATATAACAGATATTGATAATAATCCTGTTATAAACAATTATTTATTTCAACCTGATAAATCTGGATTTTTCTTATTAGGTGGTGTTCAAAATATATCAAAGGATTCATATTCAGATAGTAATTTATTTAAAATTGCAAAAGCATATTCAGAACATTTATTTTCATTTGAAGAGTGTGAATTAAAAGCACTTACTCATTTATTATTATTTCAAAATTTTTGTAAAGTAAATAATATACCTTATAAAATATTTTTTGACTTTGATAACTTTTCATTTCCAGATATGAATTGGTTTGATTTGGATAAAACAAATGAAGAAACTTATTTTAAATCATATTTCATAGATAAAAAATTAACAAAAAAAGAACCATTGGGCCATATTAAAAAAGATCCGTATGTTTATGATTTATTTAAAATGTTAGATTTAAATAATTGTTGGTTTTACGAAACTGATGAAATTAAGTATGGTGGTATTCATGAATGGATATTTAAAAATAATGAATATAAAGCAGGGGATTCCGAATATATTGCATTTCATTTTGAAGATACAGAAAAAACACCAAATGAATTAAAAGATAAACCAACATTACTTAATATTCAAAGTGCAAAAGAAAAAATGAAAAAAGGTGTATTTTTTGAAACTGCTCATCCGACTTATTACTATTGGGAAAAATTTGTTAAAGAAGTTATGATTAATTGGAATTTATTCTAAATATTATTTGGAAATTTAATTAATTAAATGTATATTTGAGTATTAAACATTACATATGATAAAAATAGTAACAGACAAGGGAATATTAAAACAACCAATTCCTAACACACCATTCACTAAAGAAGAACAAGATTTAGCAACAGCTGCATTATTAACCGCAGTAACCGAACAACAAGGTTTAGGTATGAGTGCAAATCAAATTGGATTAAATAAAAGAATTTGTGTAATTAATGTGAGAGAAACTCCATTAGTATTAGTTAATCCAGAAATAGTTGATGAAGGACAAGAAAAATTGGTTTATTTTGAAGGTTGTTTATCTTTACCCAAAACAATGAAAAAACCTATTAAGACAGTTCGTTCTTATAATGTAAAGGTAAAAGCAGATAATTTTCCTGACGTATTAGAATTTGGTACGGAAGAAAGAAATCACGAAGATATTAATAAATTATTTAGTGATTTAGGATTATTAGAATCAGTTTGTGTTCAACATGAAATTGACCACTTAAATGGTTTAACAATTAGAGATAGACAATATACTGAAACTGTACGTTTAACTGCATTTGCTAAATTAGGTAGAAATGAAAGATTTATTCTTAAAAAGGGTGAAGAAACACGTTCAGTTAAGAAAAAGAACCTATCAACTTACTTAGAACAAGGATGGGAGGTAGTATAATATGTTTGTAATATTAACAATATTAGTTTTACTTACATTGGGTTATATAATTTGGAATCTCCTAAAAAAATTGGAGAAAATGGAAGAATTATTAGAAGCTCAGGATTTAAAACTACAATATAATTTAGATAAACTTATTGCAATGTATGTAGCAATGAAAGAAATAGATACCAATGGTGCATTTGAAAGTGATGATGAAGTTGGTGCCATATTTAATGATTTGAAAGATACTATTGAAAAAAACTTAAAAGAAATAGAAGAAACTAATGGGTAGAAAGAAAAAAGACACCCGTTACTTTACGGAGCAAACGGAAGCTGCTATTATAGCATATAATAAATCAGATAATCAAATTGAAAGAAATAGATTATATGCAGAACATATCCACTATTCATTTTATAAGTTAGCTGAGAATGTTTTAAATACATGGGGATTTACATACTTTGATGATGATAAAGAAGATATTAAATTTGAAGTAATTTCATTTCTTTTAGAAAAAATACATAAATTTGAAGAAGGTAAGGGTAAAGCATTTAGTTATTTTACAATTGCAGCTAGAAATTATCTTATTTTAAATAATAATGCAAATTACAAAAGATTTAAAGCAACATCACAATTAAGTACAATGCCTGAAAGTTGGGATTTAGAAAATGATTTTAAACAAGTAAATCATAATGATGAGTTTAAAACATTCAATGAAAGAATGTTGCAATATTGGGATTTGAATCTTAATAGAGAATTTACAAAAAAAAGAGATATTCAAATTGCAGATGCTGTTTTAGAATTATTTAGAAGAGCAGAATATATAGAATCATTTAATAAAAAATCGTTATACTTATTGGTGAGAGAAATGACAGGTTATAAAACACATTATATAACTAAAGTTGTTTCTAAAATGAAAGAAACTCAAATGAAATTGTATTATCAATTTTTAGATGAGGGGGATATTACACAAGAATCAAAAGACCCTTTTTGGAAGAGAGTAATAACTAAATGAGAATACTAGGTATATCAGCTTTTTACCACGACTCAGCAGCTGCATTAATTGTAGATGGTAAGGTCTTGTCTGCACAAGAGGAAGAAAGATTTACCGGTATTAAACATGACCAAAGATTTCCTATCAATTCGATTAATTGGATTCTAAAACAAAATAAACTTAAGATTAATCAAATAGATAAAATTGTTTGGTACGAAGATCCTAAAAAGAAATACGAAAGATTTAAAGAACAATATCACAAATATTTTCCTAAAACATGGAGATTAACTAAAAAGTTATTGACATGGAAAGGTAATAATGATATTGATTCTATTATTAGAAATACATTAAAGTATAGAGGTGAAATAAAATATTGTGAACATCATCTTTCTCACTTAGCATATTCATTCTATACATCACCATTTACCGATGCACATTTATTCTCCGTTGATGGAGTTGGTGAAAACGAAACAGCCGTATTAGGGTTGGGATTAAAAGGTAAATACATTCAACAATTAGAAAGAAATTATTTTCCACATTCATTAGGATTATTATACGCATCCGTTACAGCATTCTTAGGATTCAAACCTAATAGTGGTGAATACAAAGTTATGGGATTAGCAGCTTATGGTAATCCTAAAGATGTGTATAGAGAACAATTTGAAAAGTTAGCAAAACTAAACGGAAACACATTAGAATTGGATTTGAAATATTTTTCATTCCATTATTCAGAAAGAGGTATGTTTACCGAAAAAATGGCTGAGTTATTCAATCAAGCACCAAGAACACCTGAAAGTGAAATTGAACCACAATATATGGACATTGCATTTTCATTACAAGCTCATTACGAAAGATTATTCTTTGCAATGTTGAATAAATTTCATTCACACTACCCAATGGATAATTTATGTTTAAGTGGTGGTTGTGCATATAATGGTTTAGCAAATGGTAAGATAACCTTAAATACTCCTTATAAGAATGTTTATGTACCACCTGCTCCATCTGATGCCGGTAGTGCTATTGGTTGTGCATTATATGAGTTTTACAAATCAAATCCTACACATTCAAAGGTAGATAACCATAATCCCTATTTAGGTCCTCATTATCACAATGCAGATTATCTTAATGTACTTCATAGACTTGTTCCTAAAGATAAGATTAAACACACTCTAAACCCTATGGCGCTACATAAGCAGGTTGCTGCGTTAATTCACAAAGGAGCAATTGTAGGTTGGTTCAAAGGAAGTAGTGAATTTGGACAAAGAGCATTGGGACATCGTTCTATTTTAGCAAATCCAACTATTCCAGATATTAAACCTAAAGTTAATAGAGTTATTAAAAAGAGAGAAGGTTTCCGACCATTTGCTCCTATGGTAACGGCAGATGAAGCTAATAACTACTTTGAAATGTTGGGACAAGAAGTTCCTTATATGAATCAGGTATTTAAAGTTAAGGATGGTTTTATTGCAGGTTTACCATCAATTACTCACGCCGATGGAACAGCAAGAGTTCAGACAGTAAAAAGAGAATTTAATACAGACATATATTTCTTACTTAAGGAATTTAAAAAATTAAGTGGATATCCTATTCTACTTAACACCTCATTCAATTTAAGAGGTCAAACAATGGTATTAGATCCTGAAACTGCTATTAAAACATTTTACGATTGTGAAATGGATTATTTAGTTTTAGGTAGTTATATCATTAGTAAGTAAGTTTTTATTTACACAATATTTATAAAAAAGATTTATGGCAAGCGTAGACATGAATTTTCCCTTATTTAAGGGAAAAACATTTAGTGATTTGTTGGGAGACATTTACGAAAACCAACAAGCAAAAAAGAAAAACATTTCAGCATTAATTGAAGAAATGAGAAAGTTAGTTACTTCAACAAGAGATGTAGTGACCGTTGGTCCTATTATTACTCAATTGATAGAAGCTAGTATTAGTAATGATGACCACCTTATTAAGATTGCAAACATAGCACAAAAGTTAGTATTAGCAAACACTAAAAAAGCTGGAGATGAAGGTTGGTTAAGTGAAGATGATAAGAAAGCTCTATTAGAGGAAATGGATGCGACCGCAAAAGAAATAACACAAAATACAGAAGATAAGATTGAAGATTTAGAATTTGAAATTGAAAACTTAAAAGAAACATTGGGTAATAAATAATGGCTAATTTTTTCCAATCACAACAAGTTTCTGCAAATTTTGCACCTAATACAACTGGATTGCAATACGACATTGCATTGGTTCATAGTGTAGTATTGAATATAAGTGATATTAAAAATCCAATACAAGATTTAGATAAAGCATATTCTGAATTTAAAGATAGTGATTATATAGACAAAGATGGATTATATTATGGTGCTATTTATTATAGAAAGCCTGGTGCAGCGGTTGAAATAAATGAAGATAAATTATCGGTTGCATATCCTTTAAGAAGAGAGTTTTTACAAATACCCGTAAAAAATGAGACTGTAAGAATTTATAATATATCGGGTAGAGATTATTACGAAAAAATAACTCCAGAAAATTCTCCAAATTTTAATACAGATACAACATTAGTTTTATATGGATTGAAAACTACAAAGGAGACTGATGGTGGTAGTAATAGTAATTTAAACAATTATCAAGAAACTTCACAAACGGGCATAGCTAATTCGGATAAAGGTACAAATACTTCTGATAATATAAAGGATGGGTTTGGTGGTAAATATTTTAAAAGAAATATGAAAATTCATCAATTAGCTATGAATGAGGGTGATACTATAATTCAAGGTAGATTTGGACATTCAATTCGTTTTAGTGGATATATACATGATGATAAAACAAATGGAACATCTTATCCTGCAATATTAATTCGTAATGGAGAAAGTTCTAATAATCAACAAAAGAAAATATATGATGTAGTAAGTGAGGATGTAAATGGTGATGGTAGTTCAATACAAATAACATCCGGTCAATATAAAACACTTTTTAATTCTACAAATGTAAAAGTTAGTAAAGAAGCAAATTCTAACTATCCATCTTCAGATAATTTAATTGGAGATCAAATAGTAGTTAATACAGGTAGAATAATTCTTTCATCAAAAAATGCAGAGACATTTTTGTTTAGTAAAAAAACATTTAGTATCTTTACTGATGATATTGTTACAATAGATACTGAAAAGGGTTATACACTTATTTCTCAAAATGGTAATATTGAAATAAATGCTAAAAATAATAAAAATGTTATATTAGCAGTTAATAGTGGTGGTAAAGTATTTCATGGTAAAGATGGTGCAGACCAACAGGCTATCTTAGGTAACAAATTAGTAGATTTATTGGGACAATTAATCGATGCAATAGATGCTATGACAATTGCAACACCATCTGGTCCATCGGCTCCTGGTCCTATTGATAAATCACCATTTAATAATATAAAGAATCAATTGAAAGATACTCTATCTAAAAATAATTACCTTATCTAATGTGGTCACAATTCTATGATGAAGTAGGAACTAAAATGAAACAAGCCGATTGGAAATCTTCGGATGAATGGGCAAATTATTTTAGTAAGAAATATGATGAGTGTATAAAGAGAGGATTTGATAATACTACAAAAAATCCAATTAAAAAAGGTAATGTAGAATTGATGAATGCACTTTTACAATCAGCAGCGGCAACTTCTTTAGCAGCTTCTAATCCATCATTTTATAGTTCATACATTACATTATTAGGAAATGCGGTTGTTGGATATTGGACGGGTTCCGAATTACAAAACACTTCTATTCCGGTATTTCCTGCACCTGGTACATTAGTTAATTTATCTGTTACTTCTAATGTTGTTACTAATCCTGGTAAATTTTCAAATGGGGTTACTCCTCCAATTACAAATGTAGATGAATTTCTAAAATTGTTTATAAGTTTAGCACAATTGCATTTAACTACAATACAAGGTAGTTGTTATACAATTTCACAATACCCACCACCATTACCACCTGGACCTGGTGTTATAAGTTGGACCGGATATAAAGTTGAAATGGGTAAATTAAATTCAACTCAATCAATTGCACCATATGAAATTAATAATGCAGATTTTAAATTAACCGATGATGAAACAATAGGTGCAGAAAACGATTTGAAAAAAGCCGATGAAACAATTGTAGAGGTTAAACAAAAACAAGCTACAAAAGAAATATCAGATGATGAAGCGGTTGTATTATTAGAATCTTCATACGAAGCAAAGGAATTAGCTACTTATAAAATTTCTACCGGTATGAATGTTAGCATTGGCGTAGATGTTGATATTTTGAATAATATACAACAGTCTACCAAAGATGATAATATTGGAAAAAGAATTGTAGCATATGCAAAAATAGCAGCATCTATTCCAGTTTTAGAAACACCTGCAACTTCAAATTATGGTGGATATGTTACTACATATTTAAATGCAGTGGGTATTAATCGTCCTGCATTTTGGTGTGCAGCAGCTGCTAGTTATTGGTTTAAACAAGCAGGAGCCAAATCACCTAATTCTGCCAGTTGTGCGGAATGGAAATCTTGGGCAATTAGAAATGGATTATGGTCATCCACTCCAGTTTATGGTGCAGCTATTATTTATTCAAATGCAGCTGGTATTCCGCATCACATTGGTATAGTTGCAGACCCTAACCCAAATGCACAAGGTAGAATTACAACAATAGAAGGAAATACTACGGGTGGTGGATTTAATAGAGATGGTGTAGGGGTATTTGTAAAGAATCCAAGATTAGGAGCAATTAATGGATTTATTATCCCAAAAAAGAAATAATAAATAATTATATATAGTAAAAACACAATTTATGGATCAAAAAGAATTAATTAAGGCATTAGTGAAGGTTTTAAGAGAAGATATTAAAAAAACTCTTAAAGAAGAAATTCGCAAAGCTGTACATGAAGTTCTAAACGAACAAGTTTCAGAACCTACTCAAAAACCAAGAGTAAACGAAGATTATCAATTTAAATCAAAAGATGATGGTGGTTGGGGAACAATAGATTATTCACAAAGACAAGCAGCACCAACTAGACCTATGATATCACCTGATATGTTAGGATATGGTGATGGATTTAATGATTATATGCAACCTGAACAAGCACCAGCAAGTAATTGGGGTGGTCGTGGAGATGAAGAATATGGTTCTTATTTACAAGGACAAGAAGAAGGTGGTATTCCATTACATGTTAAGGCACAAATTGCAGCACAAAGAAATCCACAGGCAACAGCTCCTGTATTAAAAGCTTTGAATAGAGATTATTCTCAATTAGTAAAAAAATTCAATAAGGGGTAATGTAAGTGGCATTTGAATTAGAAAAATCATTTGTAATTGATACACAAGATAAATCCGTTGGTTTAGCATTGCCTATTGGTGGTGCAAATAACGGATATTTTGCTGTAAACTATACTACAAAAGATCAGATTAAATCTAATTTAAAAAACTTAATATTAACCGAACCAGGCGAAAGAATATCAAATCCAACATTTGGTACTCCATTAAGACAATTTATATTTGAACCATATGAGGAAGGTGAGTTTGAATCAAAAATTGAAAATGTTATAACAACTGCAATATCAAAGTATTTACCTTATGTTACAATTGAATCTATTATATTTGAAAATAACAATGATAACAAAGATAAACATTTGGTAAATTTAGAATTAAAATATTCAATAAACTTTTCAGCAATTCCAACAACTGATACATTAACAATTTCATTATAAAATGGCACTTAATCCAATAGATAAAAGCTGGTCAACAAATAAAAAAGATATTAAATATGTGAATAGAGATTTCACATCTTTAAAACAGGCTTTAATTGAATTTACAAAAACATATTTCGCAAATACTAATAGTGATTTTAGTGATGCATCTCCTGGTATGATGTTCATAGAACAAGCCGCTTATGTAGGTGATGTTTTATCATACTATACGGATGCACAATTAAAAGAATCCTTTATTAACATTGCAAGTAATTATTCAAACATACTTACTCACGCACAAAACTTTGGATACGTTCCTAAGATTAGTAGACCGGCTACAACAACATTGACAGTTTATCAAACCGTTCCATCTAATAATGGTGAACCGGATTATAATTATTGTGTTAAGATTAAAGCAGGAATGCAAATACAATCACAATCAAATTCAGGTGTTACATTTATAACAGAGGATGTGGTTGATTTTACCGATGCTAATGGTAGAACGGTTTCTGTATTAACTACCGATACAACAGGCACACCTCAACTTTATTTATTAACAAAAACAGTTAAGGCTATTAGTGCAAATGTAGTAACTGAAACTTTTCCGTTGGGAACATTTACACCAAATCCAACATTTAATATTATAGATTCTAATTTTATAAAAATAATATCGGTTACTGATAATGCGAACACTTATTATGAAGTTCCGTATTTGGCACAAGAAATGGTGTATGTAAAACAACCAAATGCATCTATATATGATTCAACATTGGCAGGTAATAGTGATGTTACACCATACACATTAAAATTAGTTAAAACCAATAGAAGGTTTACTACAAGAGTAATTGATGTTGATACCGTTCAATTAAGATTTGGTGCAGCAAGTGAGACAACGGCAGATGAAATGATTGTTCCTAATACTAAAAATGTTGGGTTGGGTTTAAACAATTCAATAAATAGATTAGATGCATCTTTTGACCCATCTAATTTCTTAAAAACATCTACATATGGTATAGCACCATCGGGTATAGGAAATACTTTAACAGTAACGTATCTAAGTGGTGGTGGAATTTCATCAAATGTAAAATCTAATGATTTAAGAAAAATAACAGGTATTGATTTTGATGAAGAATTATTATCTTTTAGTAATATATCATTACCTACATATCAACAATCAAAAGCT